CGCTGTAGTGTGTTGCTATAAATCCACCAAACTCTGCTATGTCACGTTCAGGGTCTGTGGTCATATCAAACTCGTAATCACCAAATACATTGTGTAATGCTACAGCCATTGGCAAGTATTCATTTGCTATGCTGTTGCTGAACCCAGTTCCAAACCTATCCATGTTGGCATTCCAACGCTGTGATAGTCCTTCTGGTATGCTCGTAGAGCTGTGTGAGAAGTTGTAGAAGTCTGTTATGTTCTTGCGGTTCTGTCCGTTAACAAGTGTAGCACCTGCTTCGTCTTGTAGTATGCGTAACCATATGTTCATAAACTTTAGTCGTATGCCACGATGTATAATAGTATTAGCATAGTCTTTGGTCCACCAGTTGCTCATAAACACATTATCCCAAGGCTTTTCTATCCACTGTAGATCGTATTTGCTCCAGTTAACATTGATGTCTGAGAATGCTGCATCGCCACATGTCATACCTGGACTGATAGCATATATCCATTTGCGTGTGTTGTGTAGTACAATTAAACTGTGTAACCAGTCTGCAGGTGTTTCTGTAGGGAAGCCTACTACCCAATTAACATGACTAGCTAATCCAACTGCACTAGCATCACGTAGGTTGTCTTCTATTTCCTTTACGCTGATAAGTTTCTTCATGTCCTTTAGTACACGTTCGCTTCCACTTTCAACACCAAAGCTAAGACTAATACAACCACTGTCTGCTATCTTTTGAAACATTTCCAAGTCCATGCGTCCGTCACAACGTGCATAGCTGTTCCATCTTATATCAAGTTTGCGTTCCAGTATCTCATCTACTAGGTTACGGAACTCGTGTATGTTTCCGTTTGCTAAACTATCCACAAACCAAAACCTATTGATTCCATACTTGTTTACTTGATATTCCATTTCGTCTGCCACACGATTGCTTTCTCGCCATCTGTATTTCCAAAAGTGTGTTTCAGCACAGAACGTACACTTGGCTACGCACCCACGTGATGTTTCAATGCTTACACCATCTGCATGTTCGTACAAGTCTAAGTCGTAGTCGCTGTAGTCTGGAAACGGCAGTGTGTTTAGATCTAAGTTACTTTTAAGTCCACCAAAGTATGTAACGTCATTGCTGTCGGGTATAGTGTGATGATTCTCAAGTATTGTTAATAGTTCTTGTTCACCTTCGCCCTTGACTACATAGTCAATAAGTCCACGTGGAAACTTGTGTTCTACATGCACTAGTTCGTCAAACCAATCGTTAAATGCTTCTGGGCCGCCTACTATAATAACTTTCTCTGGTGCTAGTTCTTTTATAGTGCGTATCATGTATAGCGTAGGGAACAAGTTAGTCAAGTACAAGCTAAAGCCTACAAAGTCGTGTCCATCATCTAATATGTCATGTATGTATTGATCTAAGTGAGGTTTGAGTATTGGATGCACTTCTTCACTGTACACAGGCTGTTCCCATTTGAAATAGTTTTGACTATCCCAATAGTCTACGTTGTATTCTTTCTTTAGGTGATGAAATGCAGTTACATTGATGTCATGTACGCCTACGTTGTATCCACTGTGTCTTAGTAGTGCTGATAGTCTTGCAATGTTGTATGGAGGAAAGATAACACCCCAAGCTGGGCACATTACCATGCTGATACCATGTGTGCTTTTGACTATGCCGTTGTATTCACTCCAGTAGCGATATGATCTATCTTTGCTAACTTCCTTTGCTTCACTCCAGTAAGTTGTGTTGCGCTTCCTGTCTTTTAGATCACCCAAGTGACTGTTGGCATGTCGTAGCTTTGCCTTGTCACGTTCAATGATGTGTAGCATAACTTGATCACGGTCTTCACTGTTTAGTTCGTTGTCGTCAGCCATTGTGCTGTTAACTCCCCTAGTCTAGTGTGTACAAGGTTTACATCCTGGTGTCTTAGAGCGTCATAAGCCGCCGTACGTTGGGCGAACTGTTGTCTTAGTGCATCTACGTTGTTGGGTTCTGCTTTGTTTAGTTTAACATGCAATGCATTTATTCTTGATTGCTCAAGCATATGCTCGTCCATGTTTACTGTAAGCTCTGCTATGTCTTTGCTTATTTGTATTCTATCTTCTAGTGGAAGTATATCAATGCTTAGGTCGTGCGGGCTATCAACAAAGTTAAATATCAAATTGTTGTTGCTTCCGTTATCCATCCAGTACTGTATAATACTAGTTAAGTCATATGCGTTGTAGGCCTGCACTGTGCTTAGTATATGTGTACGCACAGGCATTGTTAAGTATTGTTTGTATGCACTGTCTAATGCTTTCCAGTCTGCTTTGTAGCGTATGTAATCATTTGTATAGCCTACACCATCGATACTAAACTGTATGTCTACTTCTGCAAAACTTTCTAACCAACGTAATACTTTACCTTGCATTCTACTTCCATTGGTTGTAATATCTAAATGCAGATGTGTTTGATTGTCTTCTATGCAATGACGTAATAGTTTTATTACACCTGGCATAAAGAAAGGCTCACCACCTGCTATCTTTAATGTCTTAAGACTTGGCAGTAAACTCTTTGCGCTTTCAAACAACATAGGGTCTTCTATCCAGTCCTTAACATCAAACCAGCTCTCACCTGTTACATCTTGTAGTTCTGGGTTTGCTTTGTGTTCGTCTGCTACTGTACTGCTTACTCCAACAAAACACATTCTGCAACCAAAGTTACAAAAGCGTCCTGGTCTCCAGTCTACCCACAGTGGTCCATGTTGTGCGTTACCAGTTTCAACATTAAGTTCATCACTGTCTGGAACTTTGCTGTAGCGGTTGTGTACAGTTCTATCACTGCCTCCGCCTTCTCGATCTATCTTATAACAACCTTCACATTGCTTAACAGCCTTGCCATCAAGCATGTCTTGTCTTATTTGTTTGTACGCATCACCAGTCCATAGTGTTTGCAAGTCAGTACCATGTGCATCTGCTCTAATAGGATACTGCCAATCTGCAACACAACATAAGTTTACATTGCCGTTGGTGTTTACATGCATATGATCAAATGCCATTATGCAAAAGTGTGGATTATCTTTTGTTTGTTCTCTCCAACTCATTTGCGTACTTTTTTCTTAGATGCTGTATCAAGTGTTAGCTTCTTACTACGTGCTTTACTTTGTTCGTAGTATGTAATTAAGTCTGCTAATCCTTTTAAACTCTCACGCCAGTTCTCATTACGAATCTTATCAAGTGCGTCCTGTCTTGTAAAGTATGCCAAGTACTCGCTTGGGTCCCATTCATTACTATTCATATGTTTAAGTATACTACGCAATGTGCTTTCAGCTTTGTGGCACCACTCAATTTCATTGGGCCAACGTCTATGTATTTCGTTTATAAAACGTTCGTATACATTAGTGACTGCTGTTTTAATCTCTGGCGGTAAGTTTGTTATGTTGTAGAACAATGGGTAATACAAGTTGTGACTTACTAAGTTCTTGTTAATACGTGAGAACTTTTGTTCCTTTAGCCACCATATCATATCTAACACATGCACTACATTCATAATGCTTGTGGTTACTGTAAAGCTCGCTGTAGTATTGCTTAGGTTAGTATCTGTGTCAATGCGTTTTAAGTTACGTTCAACAGCCGCCCACTTACCTGGGTTACGTATATATTCAAAGTGTTCGAACAATCCATCTATACTCATACCAATGTTAACTTCTTTAAAGTGACCCCATTGCTTAAACACGCCACTTGGAATAGCTGCCATGTTTGTATTGTATTCAAGTGTTACTTCGCTTGCACGATCGTTATCAATCATATATTGTAATAACTGTCTGTGTGTGTTGTTGATAGTTGGTTCGCCACCTGTAAAGTAAAAACGTTGTGTAGTACCCAAGTTGTCTTGCAAGTATGTCCACAGTGGAGATTCATCTACCCAGTCAAATGTTTTCTTAACAACATCTTTGCCCTTTACATTTTCAATTTGTAGTTTATCTCCGTCCTTGGTTGTAAAGCTATCACCTAAGCCTAGTGCTTTCCAATCGCTGTACCATTGATCACTATCGTTAGGTCCGCAACTTCTACATTTAATATTGCACTTGTTACCAAAGCGTAAGTCCCAATACTTAATAGGAAACTGCTCGTCGTCTATGCTTCCATCTTCTTGTGTGTTAGCTACAATGTCTGCAATGTCTGAATTCCAAATGTTGTTGTGTTGTTGACGTTTGCTCTCAATTCCATTTGCTTCTTCGTCCCAACATAGTTTGCATACATCATGTCGTTTGCCATCCAACATCATCTTGCGTAGCTTCTTCCACTCAGGTGCATTGCGATGATCTTTAATGTTATCTGCGTGTGTAAGACTGCTGCCATCTTCCTTGCGTACATCACCAAACGGCATATCACTGTCGCCGTATATCATTTGACAACACATACGCACACTACCATTACTGTTAGTGGCTGCATGATTCCATGGAAGTACACAGAAACTTTTCTTAAACTTAGCATTGCTTTTAATTTTGTGACTGGCTTTTGCTCGATTAATGTGATCCATGTCTACATCTAGTTTTTGCATAACAACTTCAAGTACTTCTGTTGTAGCATTTTCGTTTAACGCACATGCTTCTACTACACTAATATCAGTATCGTATTCTGCAACAACCAACAGGTTTTCAATTGGACATTCAGGATGAGTGACCATTTCAATGCGCTCTTGCATTGTTCTTTGTATGTTAGGATCTAATTCAAAGTTCATTGTTCTTGTTTATCCATGCCTGTGTAAGTTTATTAGCCTTTGCTACTGGTAATGTTGGTACTAACTTTTTAATGTCTTTCCAAAACTGTTTACTACTAGTAGTTAGCTCGTCTACGCATACAGTATTATAATCTGTGTATATTTCTTTGAGAACATCTGACATTTCGTTACATTGATATGCAATAGCATCGCTTTGCATTGTAACTTGTCTTTCAGGATGCTGTTCGTGTTTGTATGTATCTACAGAACGACCTTCGCTTAAGAATGTATGTACAGTTCTTAATTCGTTTTGCCACACCCAAGGATAAGGCTTTGCCCATTCTAATATTCCATCTGCTATCTTTTTTGTAACCTTTCCATCTATGTTCTCATCTATCCATTTACGAGTGATATGTTTAACGTCAATTGGTTTTGCAAGTTTCTTTACTGTTAGTCTTGCAAAGTATTCTATTTCTTTGTCAACAACTAAATGTATTACTTGTAGATTACTTAACTGTTTCCAATAATGCTTTGCAATGTATATACTTGGATGATCCTTTATTATAACACGTTTAGATAAATCTTGCAAGGGTGCATCTTGATCTATCCATGTGCTTGTATCATGTGGGTCTGTCCATAGCACTCCGTATTTAATTACACACTTTGAATGTGTCTGATTAGTATTAGTTGTTTCTCTAAACGTAACATCGTTGAAGTCCTTACAAAGATTACTAATAGTCTTTGTAATAAACTCTCCACCTAACCCACTGCTATAAAGTATTAGCAATGGCTTAGTATCATTGATTGCTGAAATATTCAATTTCATTATCACTATATCCTACTAATTGACTACTATCTTCGATGCCACGCAAAGGAACAAGACTTAGTATTCCTTTCATGCGACCATTAGCTCCATTGCGATGAAGCATATCTAATTCTTCTATCTTCTGTTTAAGTTGTAGCGCACGATCTAAATATCCTGGCTCAACCATTAGTTTAATCTCTAACCAATGATCATCATCTACATTATCATGTTGTTGCATTATAACTTTGCAGTTTTCAATAAAGCGTTGTTCGTTGCCACGGAACTGATCCATACTGGCAAAGTGTGCGCTCATGTTAACACTGTTGATGTACTTACTTGCTTCAGTCCAAAACTTTGTACTGCGAGCACCATTAGTAGTTACAAGCACCCATTGGTTGCGTGACTTCAAGTGTTTGATAATATCTATAAACTGCGGGTGCATAGTTGGTTCGCCTCCGCCAAAGTTCCAACGTATAGGTTCACCATTGCTCCAGTTATCAATCATCATATCTATTGTAGCAATAACACTATCAAACTCTGGAAAGCCTTCTTTGTTATTGTGTACGCTGGGCCAACAGTATGTGCAATCATAGTTACAACGTCTACTTATATCCCATAGTATTTGATATGGTATAGGGAAGTTCATTTCAACTGCTACACTATCTTGTATACTGTGTGTATACTTTTGTGTACGATTTGTAGCTTCGTATCCATTTTGTGTTACATCTAGTAGCATTTTATCTTTGTCTGTACGTGCTTTGCTTAATATAACATCAGCACCGCATCCACAATTACTGTATGGACAAACTACATAGTCGTCTGGTACATCTAATCCTTCAAATATATTTCCTACATATCCTTGTTGTTTGCCAAGGCCTTCCTCTAACGACAAGTGACTTCTAAAGCCTTTGCCACTCATAGCAAATTCTTTTTTAAGTTTAGATTCTTGTTGTTTGAATAATGCAGGTGAGTCCTCTCCGTTGTCAAAATGAAACTGCTTCATCTTCTCTTTCCACCCAGGACGATTAAATCTTTCTAGCTTTGTACTAAAGCAGTTAGCTCTCCAAATGTTTCCATCGTAGTCTATGTACATACCTCGTACACCAGCACTACACTTCCAACCCTTCCAAGCATTATGTCCTCGTGCAATTGTCTCATCAACACTCGCACGAGTATAGTTGCCGTCCTTGTCATACAACCGCAACTGTTTATTGTCTAATGGAATATCTGGATTGTTCTCAATCGGCATTTATTTTTTCCAATATAATATCTGCAAGTTCCTTGTGTGCTTTCTCATCAAGGTGTCCTATTCTGTCTCCTGGCCACGATGTAAGATTGTTATTATGAAAGTACCAATCCTTATAGCTTGCTGCATTGTCTTTTATCTTCCAACGTATAAAATTAGTATCTGCTCTATAACCATTTAGCAATTTTGTATTGTCAATCTCATTATGAAACAACACTTCGTTCCATGCATCTGTTTCTTTTGTTTCTTCCATTTCATACAGTCTGTTAGGGAATATTCTTTTTACTTCTAAATCATCTGTGCCTGATATATTTTGTAGTTCTTGTATTTCCATGTCGTAATGAAAATAAACTGGTGTGGCTCCACGTGCCCTTATAATATTATCTACAGCATGATATGTTTTTAGAAAGTTTACAATCTTAGGCATAGATGCTAATCCATATATTGCTTGTCCTTCACAAAATTTTATTAAGTCTGGATTGTGCATATCTTTTAGAAATGGATGAAATCTATTTGCATGTATATGTCTATCTCTAACCTCTTGTTTTAGTTTAAAAAACTTTTCTGCTATTTCAAAATATCTCGGCAAGTTGTTTGACAATACAGTAAGCACATGCCAATTAGTAAACCAACTGCTTTCTTCATCTTTGTTTCTAGCAGTCCACAGATATCTATCAAGATATGTCCACGACACTAAACAAAGGTCGTTCTCTTGCACATGCTCTATGACATCAAATAATATTTGATCATTGCCTACTCCTGTACGAGCCGACATTGCAAAATCTAAACCCAGTTTGTTTGCTACTTGTTTTCCAAACGATGCATTTAAGTTCTCAGGTAAATCTTGACGACTTGCTGACGTTAGTTCAGCTCCCCAGGCATGACTACATCCAAATGTAATTACTCTATTCATTTGATATAATAACCCTTACTACTCCATAATATGGATCAGTGTGTATTCCATCTTCTGCTATACGATTTATATGTTCTTGTGTTGGTTTCCATCTATCGATATACATACTATCGTTTTGCACATACTCAGTCATTTCATTTACAGTTTCTGATTTTTGTCCATGCCAAAACATTTTTACTTTACCAAACTGTTCCCAATATGTTTTGTCTTTCCACTCGTCAATGTTCTTAACTTCGTTTAGTGTTACATATAAAATGTTCGCATGCTTTGTTGCTATTTCTATATTCTTTTTTATATTACCATGATGTAAACTATTAATAGCAACTCCATATTTAAATTTATGTGTCCAATGTAGAGCGCCATCAGATGGATAACCCCATATGTCAGCTTCTACTGTTTTATCTACACCAAACCATTTCTTATGTGGGTATGCCCACTTTAGATTAAAGTCTCCGCATCCAATATCAAGTATAGTATCGTCAGCTGATTGTATAAAGTGATGTAAGGTATCTATTATATAAAATGGATTGAACTGTGGATGTCTAGCTGTGTATCCGAACTGCCTAACTAGAAACTTCCAAGTTTCATCGTATGTAGCTATCATTCTTCGATTACCTCATACTTATGTTCTGGTAAAACTTTCTTACACATAATATCAAAGTTACAATGACAGTAACTCTTATTACATGCTACTGGCTTAGTAGGAAATTTAATTTTATCTGGTTCGTGTATAGTTCCAAATGCTCCGCCTACTCTACACCAGCCTCTCCATACTGTACCATCAAAGTCTACAATGAACTGTTCAACACCTGCCCAACAATCCCAACCTTTCCAGTTGTTATTATTGTCTGCAATAAATCTATGTGCTGAACTATTTTGTTTTAGTGTGTTAACAGTATCGTGCATATCCATGCTACCTCTGTATAACTTAAATTCTTTTGTGTGTTTTATTTTGCTACCATACAACTTCCATTGATCATCAAATATCTTTTGTTGTTCATCTGTGTATGGAAAACGTACTTCGCCAAAGTCTATTACCAAAGGCTGGAATGCCATGCTGATGTTTTCTACTTGTGTACATAGCTTTTCACTTAGTACAATACCTTTGTCAAATAATTCTGGATCGGTATGACCCATTACGTTTACGTGTGTACGACAACTGCCTGCCATAATCTTTACTACTTCAAAGAAGTGATCAGCATCTGCATGCTCTGGATGATAACTTAGACACACGTGATCAAAGTTTTCTTTATTCTTTTCCCACCAGCGTAATGTTCTACTACCGTTGCTGATAAACCCTACGTCATGTCCAATCTCTTTAATGTATTGTACAGTCTTAATAAAGTCTTTCCATAGTGTAACTTCGCCGCCAGTGAACTCAAAGTAAACTTTACGTGGTGCATAGTGTTTAGCAGTAGCGTCAATAAATCCTTGCACTACTGTAAAATCATTCCAACCAAAGCTGCCGTCATTGAGTATGCTCGGGCAATACGAACAACTATAGTTGCACATATTTCCCAAGTTCCAATTTACTACAACCCAATCACTTGCTTCTTTGTGATGGTGGTCAAGTACGTTATAGAATCCTTGTTCACCTAATGCCATTTTATTCCAGTGTATCTATTACTTGGTCTTCTCTGATTTGTGCATGCATGCGGCTCGGGTTAATATAAACTTCTTTAAAGAAGCGTGATCCTTCTTTGCCTAGGTCTGCAATTTCTAAATCAAGTTGCTTGCGTAATTCAATTCCAAGTCTGTTGCTTTCGTCCTCTACTGATTTGTAGTTCCAACGAATGCCTGTTCGCTTACATAATTGATCATCATTATCTTGGAAGTTGGGCAATACGTCTGTTTCAAAATAGTTAGTAAGCCATTTAAAATCTCTAACGTTTTTCCAATCCCATTCTGTTCTAGTAATGTTTGTCATGTAACAACCAAGGCGTGCGCCGTAGATTGCCCATATACCATTCTCACTATCGTCACCAACACTCATCCATGTTAACAAACGTTTGTAGTTTTTACTATGCACACGTTGTTTTAAGTCAATTGGGTCAATAACATCTCCATCTACTAATCCCATCTTAACACCTTCACGGAAGCCGGCACGCCACGCTTGTAGTGGACTACCGTTGTTCATTACTGTACAATAGATATTATTCATTTGTACGTAGTTGATGTTCCAACAAAAATCTACTTGCGCTCGCTTGTCACCTGCAGGTGCATTCTCATGTGTTTGCATATTCATAACAACATCTTTTGGCCAACACTTGATACCACCGTTGCCGTATACAAGTCCGTTGGTAATGTTCTTGCCTGCCCAACTAATAACATCAGTGGGTCCAATTTTATCCATGTCAACGTCAACACTAAAGAAAGCATCATGTACAATGTTGTCTGCATCAATTGTAATAAACCTATCAGTCTCTGCCATCTGCGCCGCAGCCTTGTGTGCCGCATCACTTCCCTCTACGCCATGACTACGTTTAGCCCACGGGCATTTGTCTAACAAGTCTGCATAGTTCTCATCTGCATTAGGCTCGTCGTAGCTGATATATACAATATCAAATTCATTAATACTTTGTATGTTACTCATTCTTTTCTCCGTGGTAATTTACTGTCAACTTTTTATTCTTAAATGTAATTATAGGATTAGCAGGCCACTCATTTGGCAAATCTATTTCTATTGTATCATTAATTAATCTAGCAGTGTTAAGTGTCAACGTGTTAATATAGTTATCAATTGTCTCGCCTGATATATGTAATTCTAATTTAGGTTTGTTATCAAAATAATACATTGTATCAGCACTCACATCGCTTTTAATCATTAACTTATCATTTAATGTATACATATTTATGTGTGCTGTTTCACCTCTGTTTGCATATTGATGCGGACGTTGATTGTTATCATCAGCTGCTGTTACTGTGACATCAGTAAATTCAATACCATATGTTTCAAACACAGGCTGGGTAAAAAAACTTATCTCATCCCAACTATTAATATGACGTGTTATATTAGGTGGAACTTGTATATAAAGATGTCTTTTATTGATTAATTTAATCGCATCAACTGGAATAACTCCAATCATATAATCTGGATCATTCTTCCTACAAAGATAAAGATCTAGTATGCTTGTGTTATCTTGTTTAATACTATTGATCTGTCCCAAGTTTAATGATTTCTTGACAGTGTATAAATTAATTTCCATCTTAATAGTATTAGTTGCACGTATAACTTTAATGTATACATCACACATACTTGGATCTCTTTCTAGTGCTTGGTTTAGTTTTTCACCATTTGTTTTTAATTCTAGGGTTGAACTTTTAACATCAATATCCCAAGTCTCATTAAAAACATCCCAATGCACTGAATACTTGTTAATCTTTTTTGCACCTGTTATTAACTGTTTACATATATCATTCTCAGTTGATGTTACTTCTTCTTCTTCGTTTACAGTAACAAACGGTCGTGGACCAACACTCAGTATTTTGCCTGAGTTTTTATTAAATCGAATGTACCACTTTTTATTTTGTGATGTTGCTGTAGTAGTCTCGTTGCTCATTAAATATTTCGTCTGTTAAGAATTCATTCTCGTGGTAACTTAGTGTTCCGTTGATTGCATAGTTTTGGATTTTAATTTTTCCATTAGAACTTGACCAAATGTTTAATTTATCAGTCCACTTAGTTATTCTACCTAATGCACCTGACACTACACTATTCTTCATGTCAATGTATTGTAATACATTGTGTTGTGCAACTGCATCGTCACCAGTGTGTGTAGCAACAAGTGAGTGCATAACATCAGCATCAAAGAAGTCTGGTATGTGTTGAGGCTGTAAAAATTTAACACAAGTGTCTTTCCAATATTGAAAATAAACATCTGCTAATTTAAAATGACGTAGTGATACTTCATTCTTTTTAAAGAAGAACATATTAGAGTACACTACATTTAAATCATATTCGCTTTGTAAATTGTTTTGGTATTTTAGATTAATTTTATTTTTTCTAATATCATTTACCTGAGTTGGAAATACAATATCATAATGATCTATTAAGTAATCCCAAATGCTAGTTTGATCATCTTTGACCAACGACTTGCAATCTATAGCTATTGTATTTTCATATGGACTACTCCAATATAGCTGCCAATCATTCTGTCTACATGTTGTATGTTTTTTAAATGGTAATTCTGTAACTGCATCAAACCCTTCCAGAAAAGAACGTTCTACTTTATTGCTGTCTGGAACTACTAATGTAACACTGGCATCTGGCATCTTGCTCTTAATTGAAAATGCACAACATTGTGCTTGTCTAAACTCAATAGGATTGACAGCTATAATTACATAGCCGTTCTCAGATATAATTTCATCGTCCATCAAAGAACTCCATAAGTTTTGGCTTTACTCTTGATAATGCACGTTTGTTCATAACATGTAAGTCTAAATTTTTATGCTTAACTAATATGTTTTTCCATTCTTCTCTTGTGTCGTTGCCAAGACAGATCCAATCTTGTATATTATTAACATCAACTATATCATCTTTTTGAGATAGATAGTACATTGGCTGATTGTCAAAGTTATGAATAACATCGCCTTCTTCCATTCCATTTAATATGTGAACCGCAATGCTTACACAATAGTCTGTTCTAAATAGTTTACTTGGAAAGTTATATAAGAATTGATAGAACTCATAGTTGTCTGCAACGTGAGCCCATGTATCAAAAAACATTTCACTAAATTCACTACGATCAAAATACACAACTGTACTCCACCACATCTTAATGCCGCCAGGGTATAACAACACTTCGTTTATGTGTGGTCTATCATTTCTAGCACTTATGGCATTGTCAAACATTGCAACGCCTTCGTAGGACATACTACGTAGTAAGAAGTTGTTCTTTACAATATAGTCAGTGTCGAGCAATAATGTTTTTTCAAATGGACTGTATTCCCATATCTTATGTTTGTTGCTATTACTGAACTGTGCTTTGAATTGTGTCCATGGACTATCGTGGTGCCTGCGTTCATTAGGTTTAAACTCATCATCTGTTAGTTTTATATAATCAAAACATTCGTTAATGACTTCTTCTTTTTGTGACTGCATCATCCATTTATATGTTCCAGCATCAGTAATTATACATACTGGTAATTTGAGATATTCTTTAACATACCTAGAAGCAAGTATTGCCAAGTCAACATAATCCAAATGCTCGTTATTGTACACAAAGAAACATACACCTTCGTGTTCTTCGTATACTTGCAAATTGTTTTCGCTCATTACCAATCCATTATTGTTTTGATACTTCTTGACTTTCTCAGTTTCTGATATTCAACATCATATTCTTGTGTAGCACTGATATACTGATCTACTAGTTTTTCTAGTAATTCTTTTAAGTCACTAACACGGACAGGGTTATCTTTTGAATCAATTAGAACTGTGTTTTTGGTTTTCTCTAGATCAATTAATGTCTTTACAAATGCAATTGTTTCTTGGTCTGCAATGAATACACCTGCTTGGTGATGCACCAATTGTAACTGTGCTACTCTATTTTTAATATTTCGTTTTTGATTGTTAAGTGTCAGAGTGTAATTGCTAAACTCTAACGCTTTCTCCAGACGTTCGTCCATAGAAGTTCTCCTAGTTTATATACTATAATACGCTAATTGTGGGGTTTTGTCAAGTATTTATTATCGACTTAGACGCCGGTAATTGTAACGCCTAGGTAGTTAACAGCCGTCCACGTCTCTACCATTGATATAGTTGGCGCGGCACGCTCTAGGAATACGTAGTCTACACCAGCTACTGGTGAGAAGAATTGATGAGTTGATGATTCAGATGCTATTGGAGTTTCCAGTGGTTGTGCATATCCAAACTCGCCAACGATATTAGCATTAACAAACATAGCACCATCGTCGTCATCTTCTATAAGTTTTACTTTTAAATGCACTTCAAAATTGTTTGTGGTAGTGTTAATGGTTCCTCTTATATCCATTATAAATCTTCGCTGTGAATATATGCCGCCTGGAGTAGAATAACCAGAACCATATTCACCATATTCACCACCGTATGCACCAGAGCCGTTGTCATTGTCAGCAGCAATATTATATATTGTTTGCCAATCATCATTTGTAGGATTGTCTCCGTTGTCAGCTCCGCTCATACTATAAAAACCTTTTGCACCACCTACACTAGTATAAGGTACATCGTTTGCGTTATCACCGTCATTGGTTGTAGTTTCTGCACCTATTCGAATAATACCTAGGTTATCAAAGAATGAGTTCCACGTAACTGATGGTGCGTTTGTGCCACCGGAAGTAGATGACATGTCAACAATTAATTCTCCACCACTGTTAAAGAAATGTCTTGCTTCATTATAACTTGTGAATACAAATTTATGTACACTGTATAAATCTGATTGCCAAGGTGTGCTACTGTTTCCTGTAGTAAGCAAAGCATTGTTGACACTCTTCGATGAAGGGTCTATATTAAATTTCTTTGGTTCAATAACATTGTCGTATAAATTTTCTAATGCTTCGTATATACTTGCTAATACCGAAGTTGAAGCTCCACGTTTAGTTTGCATATTAGAAAGATTTTCTTCGATGTGCCATAGTCCTGCATTAATCTGTGCAAGCAAGTAGTTTGTGTGTTCTGCTGTAATTATTGTGGTTTGCGCTACAGTTGGTATAACTGCTGGTTGTCCCCAACCTTTTCTTCTAGCTACTTCTGTGGTGTGATTGTTTGCTATAGTAATTGTAACTACATCGCCGGATGATGGAATATCTCCATATGGATCGGTAAATGTAATAACTTGACCATTTGTTTGATACTCATTGTGTTGTGTTTGAAGCTCTTTTAGAAAGCCGTTAGCTTTTAGTAACATTACTTTTTTTATAAACCAACCAGCAGGTGCGCCAAGTAGCTGTTGAATAGTGTATGTTTGACCAGCGGCACCGTTGCCGTCGTTGTAAGTTTCGGTTACTATACTATCAGTATAAGTGTAGACATTGCCCTGCCAAAATGTATTATAATCACTGACCAGTTCGTTGAACTGTGCGGCAGTAATATTCTCACCCGAGTTGATAGGGATAGTTGGCATTTACTTTACTCCAACTACTACTTCAACTAATCCAACGCCTAATGTGTCTTTGCTTTCTATTGCACGACCAACTACACGGAACCAATCCATACCTATTTCTTTTTCGTATGTAGACAATGCACGTGCAATGCCTGGTTCGTTACTTGCTATTAGTCTTTGCCCTTTTCGAACTTCGCCTATAACTTTACAAGGAACTCTACCCTCTAATGCTACTGGAACAGTAATACCTGTTGCAGCACTGTTCATTAAGTATGCTGGGTTTGTGGATACAATACCAAATACTTCTGGGCAATATTCAATTGTTGTTTGTGTTACTTCATGCTCGCCGCCAATTTTAACAACTGTGCCTGGCTCATATGCTTCATCACTTGTGTATAATTCTGCAAGGTCGGCATATTGTGCTGTAGTGGCTGTACCATGCATTATCATACCGGTTGCCATTGTTAAGCCTACTTCTATTCTATCTGCTGGAAAATGTGTAAGAAATGCTGCCGTGCCTGCATCAGTTGTACTTAAATCAAATGACTCTTTAGCAAATGCAGCAATAGGTTTATTTGTTCCAGCAACTCCATTTGTAAACTTGCCTGTAGCTTCAATGATGTGAACGTTATGACTATGGCCAACCGTATCTTTTACTACTTTGTCTGCAATGTCAGTACCTGACCAGTTAGTTCCATCGTATACTTCTAATCTGCCTGCTGTTTTTTTATACCATAGCTGACCTGCAACTGGATTTTCAGGACCTGTTGCGTCATCTTTTACTGCTGAGTTCTCTAACAATGTTGCAAAGTTTTGTGCAATTGCTTCTCCGTACCCAAAGTAATCTTTACCTACTAGTTCTAAACTAGTTTCAGTATTAAGTGTTCCGTACTCTACGGTTAATGTTTTATTATTTAAATTTACTGTATACGACATTTTTTATACTCCTGCTCTGATTCTAATTGAATACAGAATTTCTATTTTACGATTCTTTGACTTCTGTATAGGATGAAATATTAGGTGTGTTAACTTGTAACCTGATTCGGTAACTAGTGCAAGTTCATCTATAACCCAGTCTGTATTTGTATCAAAGGTTGATGCATTGTCTAAAGCTAATTGCTCGTCATTTGTTCCTGGATCATCATAATCAAGTACAACCGTTACAGATATATCTGTATATGGACTTCCTTCTGCATTCAACACTTCTATGTTTGAAACTTGTTTGTAGTAGGGGTTATTGTTGCCGTCTAATAAATCATTATATAGAGATGCATTACTGCCATCTACATTAGGACTTTTATATGTAATATTTCCATTACCGTCAATCTCTGTACCGCCATAGCCAAACGCCATTTTGGTTATGTAAAAGTTTTCACTACTTTCCGTTTTGTTTGCTAGGCAATTTGCAACTGCAAAAGCAAAGTTCTGGAAGTTAATAGCATTATGTTTGTCTAACAATACTTCATTCGTGTCCACGTCCTTAATCAAGACATGTCCATCTACTGAAATGTTTGTTTGCTCGTTAAAATTATTATTCATTGCTTCTGCCTACTCCTTGTATACTATTTATGCCTTTAGTGATCTTGCATTATAGCACTACGCCTTTTCCTAAACTGTTTAACAACACTGCTTCGTCAGTTGTTGTACTATCCAGTAATGTTGTTCCTACATCATTAAATCTTCTGTCAGTGACTGGATTCATAAATGATACTGCAACATCTGTAATATCAGTAATTCTACTTCCTGATAAATGTTTGTGTTCAAATGTTCCGTTGACTGCTCTGTTTAAAATACGTATTGTACTTCCATCAACTGTCACTTGCATTACTTCGTCGTTAACTAATATATATTCTGCACCTACAAGATTACTTGCTGTTGCAACTGATATAATGTTAGATGTTATATCGCTTGCAAGTGTTGTGCTCTTAGCATCCTGTAATGCAAATACATGTTCACGACTAAACACATCTTTGATATATGCAAATGTTCTTGTTTCTGTATCGTCTGTTGATCCTGCTCTGTTTGTCTGCACGACTATTGACACAACCTCTTGTGGTCTTAGACGTACTTCTGTTGATCTTTCTAATTCGCTGTAGTCTGCTATTCCGCCGTTGATAGTACCAGGCGTATCGCTTGCATCGCCTCCTGATATAATTATGTCTTTGAGATACTTAAGACTTAGTGTAATATCACCAGTTGGAGGTACAGTAAACATAAGTACTTGATCTATTTGATAATAATCAACGTCAACTACAAGAGTGCCTGTGTCGTCTGTGACACTTGTAATATCCCACTCGCCATCATCTTGGTTAGCATGTGTTTCAAGTATTGCATCTGTTTCTAGTATAGTATATTTCTTAATAGCAACACCCTTGTTTGTTAATACAATGTCTTTGGTTAGACTTTCATTGGCATCTATAACTAGTCCTTCAAAGTTTAAACCTTTGTTATCATGTTTTATAGTTATAACTTTGTTGTGACTTAGTTCAGTAACATTCAGTGTAGTTTTGTCGAGGTTAGTAAAGTTTCTATTTGTTTCACTTATCTTAACATGGAAAGGTTTAACTTCATTTACATAACCTTCTATGACTGCAACATTATCTTTCTTATATTTCTTTTGTTGTGTTAGTTCACTGCTAATGTTCAAACGTATGTAAGATGTTTTCATTGCCCAATCAACCTGTAAGTTTCTTGCCATAGTATAGTCTATCATACTAAAGAAAAACTTATTAAATTTGCTTTGATGATTACCAACGAACACGGTATCTCTTAACACTGCAATTATACCAATCCACCAATCTGCAATAGCAGTATTTGACCACGGCGTAGTATCCCATGCTTCAATATCCCATGCGTATGATTTACCTAAAAGAAGTTCGCTTAATTTGATTGTAGCATTTTTCTTCTTAGTTAACTTCCATCCATCACTAACAGTATACGTGTAAAATTCTGATCTGTCAACTTCATCTTCGTTTATGATTTCAATTTTTGCAGTTTCATAATTAGAAACATCAAGTGCTTCAAGCTGTTCAACTGTTTCAACATCTGTTATGTATGTGCTTTCTGAAGAATGATCTGCTGTAATATAATCTGCCCAGTCCCATGTATGGTCTAATAATTTTAATGTTTTAATTTGAGATTGGAATTTATCTTTACAATCATCATAAACATTAACTGATACTAACAATCTATTAATAATGTCAACTGCGGTTGTTCTTGCAGTAGGTACATCATCAAACCATGCTTGTCTATTAGCTCTGTCATCACCGTATCTTGCATATGGATGTTTGTTAAAATCTGGAATACGTAATTCGTTTTTATCGTGCGCAGCTAAATTGTTTACTAAACCAGTGTACCAATAATCAGGAACAATATCTGAGTCCTTGCTTAACAGTATCCAATTTTGATGATTGTTACTTATTAACTTTTTGTTTAATTGTACCACAACTTTTTTGTTAACAAAATCCCAAATGTCCGATAAAATAATAGCATCATTGTCAATTATTGAGAACCAATATATGCCGTTTGCACTTGGGTTTGCAATAATATTTTCAACCTCACTTGTGATAATATTTTTATCTTTACTGCCAATAGTTTCTTTGTTGCGTACCCAGAAGTAGTATACATTATCATTTGTTGCTGTTTTGTTATTCCAAACAGTTTGTAATGTATAATAATATTCGTTTTGGTTTTTAATTGCATCAAATTCAGCATATGCTGTACCACTAGCTGGTACACCAAACATTACTTTGTTGCCAGCAACTGCCTTTGCATAATCATCTGGTGCTACTGTACTTTTGGTCCATTCCCAGACTACAATTTCACTATCAATAAACTGCCTACCCCAATTGATTGCCTTGTCATTGATATCACCTTGGTCGTAATCGTAAAATCTTACTCTGCCTGTATCCCACCAACGTCTGCCTACTTCTTCGTTGCCCCAAGCGTTATCTTCATCTGCTTCGTATGTTTCTTCTGTAGATGTATTATATATAGCTACATCATGTACACTCTTAACATCAATCTCTGCATCTGCAACGCCAGGAATAATTCCACGCATCGGGTCATACAATTCTAAATCAAGTATAGGTGTATTGTTCTCATAGTCATATATTGTAATATTGTCTAAGTCTGTATTTGTAATTACTTTTGTAGCACTACGTATTGAATTCAATGTGTATGGAGGTGTACTTTGATTAACATTTGCATTTAAGTAACCCGCTGTATAACTTGCACCAGTTAATACTGCTCCACCATCATTTGGATAATCTAAACTAAACACATTTACAGAACGCTCTCCATTTGCATTGTAGTCTGTCCAAACATTTGATCCAGGTGGTACATTCCATTTTGTAGTTTCAAGTGCTGCTGTTCTATCTGCAATTGTATCAAATCTTACAGAACGTAATAACATGATACTCGAAGCACTACCGCATCGGTCAATGTACTCGTCTATGTAAAATCTATCAGTTCCTTCAACTTTAGTTACTTTGTGTATACCATCTATATTAGGAATAGTTGTTGTGTTCATTAACATAATGTAGTCACCTACTGCTAAGTTATGACTAACATTTGTGGTGATCTGTGCATCATTGCCGTCGGTGGTTGATGTACCTGCACATATTGGACAGTCAGCTGCTGTAGTTGGAAACAGTCCATTATTTTGCATTTGGAATACATTCCATCCAAAGAATTTTGTTTTAATTGTATCTACTGATTCAACAGTATAATCTGAATCGTTAGCAACCCAAATATTAAACAATGCTGGGTCTTTGTAACTGATGTCAGTCCATTCTGCTGGTAAGATTGAATTATTAATTGTATCATCTGTAATCCTGTTAACTGTTCCAAACTCAGATATACCTGCTTGTGATAAGAAGCTATCTCCTTGTGCTGATAGTTCAAGTGTTGCATTTGTTGAAATAATATTAACAACACTACCTGTTGTTGTTAGTGATACACCAGTTTTGTTTGCGGCAGTTAGCGCATTGTTGATTTGTTGTACTGCATTTATCATTGTTGTTTTAACTTGTACATCTTCCAACACTGCATCCTTTGTTAATGCTGTACCCATTATTGATGCTGCAATATTTCCAGCTACTACTATTGTAGATCTACTGCCGCCGCTATCACTTGTTAATTTTAATGAAGTACCAGATGCAGATGCAGTTATGTGAGGTAATCCCACAACTGAATTAATCTGAGTTATAATACCAGCTAAGTTTAATGGTTGTTGTATTAAGTCTAAACTTTGTTCTGGTGGACTAGTTGTTGTTGCTGTAGGGAATCCTAAATCGTTTATCATAATATCAGCATCACCTGTTATAATCAAGTCGTCACTAATAGTGGGTGACCAATATCTTATACGTAGTCTTGAATCTACCGGCTGTGCTGTTGGACTTAAATCTGCAAATACGGCGCCAGTAACACCAGGTGTTATGTTGATGCTTGCTGCAGAAAGTTCGCTGTTTATTCTAGCAACAATTTCTGCTGTTGTCATTGACACAGAAGTGTGCGCCATTGTTACAACAATTGCTTGACCAACTGTTGGTTCGTTGCCTGCTGTAAATATTAAGTCTTGTCCACTTACTGAATAATGTGTTGGGCTAGTTTTTACAACACCGTCAACTGTAACTGTATTAACAAAGTATAACCCTGACAGATCTTGTGCAATTGTAAATGTATCTTTTAAGTCTACTACTGTAGCATGTGTCATTGTAACTGCAATAACTTCGCTACCTGCAAATGTTGGAGTATTAAATGTAATGTCTTGACCGCTTATTGTAAAGTCTGTGTTTGCTGTTCCGTCAACCGTAACACCACTGACACTATATGTTGATCCACTTAATGATTGAATAATTGTGTATGTTTGTTGTGCTGCAATACCTGTAATATTTTCTACTACATCACTTGGTGTAACACCAATGTCTTCGCCTGCAAAAGTTTCTATTACATCACTTGGTGTAGTATCAAAGTTAATGTTCGTACCGTTGATACTAATACTCTTGCCAGTCACATCGCTAAATTCTGGATCTGGGTTGCCACCTACGTCAACTGCTGGTCCATCAACAACTGGTGTTTCTACTGGATTGTTAAACGAAATAGCTTCTCCGTCAATTGAAAATGTATCATTAGACGTTGGTGTAACTGTGGGATTGCTTTCAGTGCCTGTTAACTCTATAGTTGCATACTGTTTAACAATATCAGTAAACTGTGTTGCTACACCATCTATTGTAGCAATTGTTCCGTAATCAAATTCTGGATTAACTGCAACACCTTGTATGCTAATATCAGCATCGCCGCCTCTTGTAATTGTTGTACTTGCAACTACACATTCAAGTAGTCTTCCTTGATTTCTAACTCTATCGCCTAACTTGTAACTTTTTGTATTAATCCATGATGGTATAGTTGCATAGTCCTCAAGTGCATTGTACACTGAACCAATACCACGTGTGTTTGCTGATTTGTATTTTGTTTCAGCATCTAGTACAGAACCTGCTGTTAAGCTAACACTGTCCACGCGAGTAATATCTTTTGTTGTAAATTTATCAACACTGTTATTCTTAAATGGGTTAACAAATCTTTTATCATTGTGTTTATATAATAACACATCGTCATATGTTGTTTCGCCGATTGCATAATCAGAAAACTTAATAGCCTGTGTGCTATTTTGATTTTGATTATTGTCTAATGTAAATTCTACACTATCTAATCTATCGGTACTTCCGAAATAACTTCTCGCCAGCATATACTGTTCGTTAACTGAAACATCTAAATTGTTTATTGCAAATTTACGATCAATTTTATCTACGCTTCCTAGTGTGCCGCTTTCTTTAATTAGTCCTTGGAAATAATTACGTTTACTAATAGCATCAAATTCTTTTCCGTATATTGCAAGATTTTTATTTGAGTTGCCAATTGTTATATCTTCTAGTTTTGTAATTGCTGGATTAAAATCTATGCTATCAGTTCTATAGTAATCATCAATTGATTGTACACTGCTATCAAAGTTTTCAACAATCTTATTATCAAACACTAGGTAACCAGGAGCACGTTTGTGTCCAGTCCAGTTGCTTGTTATTAATCCTCTAAATGATACTCTATCTTGTGATATATCTTTTACATCATCATGAACAACAACACCAAATGTTGTTTTATCATTTAACAATGCTATATGGTCATGTTCAACTACAACAAATCCAACCGAACCAATAATAGTGTTGTCGATAGTTTCCAACGACAATATATTATCGACTCTATCAATGAATAAGTTTGATGTGTCAATACTTGTGCTGTCCAATGTTGCTATTGTATTTTCTTTATATATGCTAGTGTTAAGCTCTAATACATTGCCGTGTGTTGGTGCAAACTTTAAATTTGTACCCAAGTCGAATGTTTTAGTATCACCATAATTTGAACTTAATGCCCACTTGACAAATGATACTGCTACACTATCTCCGCTGTATGGGAATGTAAAACCAATTGATTCAAGATATACATAGTACCCACGTATGAACGAATAAGTATCTTGTATCTTTTTAAGTGTTGTTTCATAATCTATTACGCTATGTATAGGAGCGAAGTTTTTATATTGTTTAACTTCGTGTGTTCCAATTTGTACATTTGTGTAAGAAGTTGAGTTAGTATAATTTGGTTCAAAGAATGCAAACTCTTGTTTACCGTATCCGGCTCCTGTAATCTGCCAACCTTGGTTTGTCTTTTCAATTGTAATTGAACTTGCAATTGCAATATTAATAGGTGTACTTTCATACATAGCTAGTTCAAAATCATTTTCACTAAGCGTATGATTTGTTGTATCAAATGTATCTGTTTTAAAATCTAACAAGTGTTTACTTGAGAATCCATTTAGTCGTGTTCCAAAATGTGTATCTATTCTGTTATGCAAATTATCAATACTATAATTGATATTATTTTGTGTTACAAAATTATATAATGCTTGAGCTATACCAGATGACACATGTTGTACTTCTTTTGTTTCGTATGTAACAGTTGAAGTATCAATTTGCTTTTGTGTAAAGTTGGTATACAATGCAGGTGTGTTTGTTAAGTTTCTGCCTCTTGATGATAGGCTTACTCCATCTATGTAAGACATATTAGAAGAGCCAACAAAGTTAGGTGTAACTATTGCATCAACTCCACCTTGTGGTCCTGCAAGTCTAATAAATGTACCACGTGCAAATTGATCTATAGTTTCTATAGTAATATCTGATATTACTCGTTTGTAAATCTTTGCTGGTATTAAATTAGAAGATAGTGTATTAATATTACCGTCTCTGTCTAAGAAGTCTAAATGCTTCTCTAGTCTAGCAGTACCAGGTGCGTAAAATTTACCAAATGCTTTTGTTGGATTTAGTTTCAATAATACATCTATTAATGCAGCCTTGCCTGCAGAAGTATTTCTCCACACGCCCTCTAGTCCAGCCCAATCACCAAACACAAATTCTTGTGCGGCGTCGAATTCCGACACGCTACCTAACACATTATCAATGTTTTCAGGTGAACCATCAGTTTTAACTGGGCAATAATTATCCCAATCCCACATGTAGTTTGCCCATTCTGTGTCCTGTCTTGTCTCTGATATAGAGCCATGCTTTAGTGCTTTGATTAGAGCTGCACGTTTTGTAGGGTCAACCCAACTGTATTTTGAATCCCACCAAGTAGGTTTGAATGCATGACCAAGCATGTGCCACGGCGTAAGGTGTGGAGTTTGTGTTCCAAACAATACTTCGTATGCTCCAGTCCAATGCCCTGGTAGTTTGTTAGTTTTAAAATGTCCACCTACTGCAGAATTGCTCCAGTTCCATGTTTTAGGATCGTTAGCATCATAGCCTGCTGGTGTAATGTTTTCGCCGATATACTTAGCTTTCCATTTTTTGAAATGTCTATACAATGCATTATTAACTACGTCTAATGTGTACCAAGTTTTTCTTGACTTGTTTGGTATAAACATAGAAGTAAATCCATAGTTTATGTTTTCGTTATCCGAATTAATATTATCACCTTTTACAAGTCCAGCATATACTCTTTTCTCTAATTCAAATAATGCAGATAACACGACATCAAATTTGTCTGAGTTCATATCATTTACTACAGAATCTACTCTTCCCTTTTTTATTGCACAATCGTGTCCAATCAATGTGCCGGAGACAAATGTTGGAACATGTGCAGGTGCAAGTCTAAGTTTAGTTAAACTTGGTGGAACATTTGATTGGCCATCCATTTGATGATAATAAACTTCTATGTATGGACTATCAGTTGCTGTACCAACTGGCTGATATGTAAATGTAACTGTGTTACCAATTTGATAATAGTCAATATCTTTTACTGCTAATCTCGTAGATAGCTTTGTATTGATAAGCTCGGTTATATAAACATATGCATGGTCTTGTATGTTAGTATCGCTGTGAATGTTGTTTTTTAATTTTAATGTAGGAAAAGATAAAGTATGCTCAATAACAAGTTTTTGTGCTTTTGTCTTTTCAAAGTAAACCATATTAGACGTTGAATATAAATCACCGCCCTTGCGAATAACTGTAATTGATTTTAGTGCCTCGTCAACTAATGCTCTAACCGATGTGTAAGGCTTGCTTGCATAAAGTCTACTTACTTGACTTGAGAATCTACTTTTAAAATTATCCCATTCTTCACCTGTTGATATTAGTACATTAGTTAAATCTATTTGGTTGCTTGCGTACAAGGCATCGTGTACTAAACTAAGGTCTTTGTATATGAATAAGTTACCACCAAATACTGTGTGCGTGTTTATCGCTTCATAGTTGTTGGTAGAATATATGTTACCTTCGAATCCAGGTGTTGAGTTTATTATACTCTGCCAGTGGCCTATTGTTTCGCTATGAGTAAAGTCTTTTATTAACTCGTTGGTTGCATTATGCTTTAATGTATTTGGAATAGAAATGTTTGTTGCTCTATTATCATTGTCATTGTTTGTATATCTTACATCAACAATATCGTTGACTTTTATTAATTCTTTAGGTATAGTAATAGTGTCTGCACTGATTGTATATTGGTTAGCTGACAAATGTACACCATTGATCTCTACAGTATGATCTATTTCATCGTAGTCGTCAAGCGGTATAATTGTATAGTTATTTGTTAGTGTTAAGTCATCTGGCTCGATAATAATTTTATCATTGTATGTAGTAACGTTTAATACAATGTTGTAATTAATATCTCTCCACATTTCTATTCCAGATACGTTATGCGTGTATCCTGTTTGATTTGGATCATAATTGTTTATATTAATTTCTGTTCCACTTACAGTTTTAAATTTAATATTACTGTTTTCTAATAAGTTGTCAAACTCAACTTGTATGCTTTTACCTACGTAAATATTATTATGATTGATATTTGTCTTATCTAAGTAAACACCATTTTGTAATTCAGTTAACACACATTCCTTGCCGGCTTGGTGTAATTGAACAATACGATTTGTTCTCCAAGCATTCCATCCGACAGCAATTTCTAAGTCTGTTTTTACACTTGTAACATCTGTTGTTAGTAATGTTTCAGCACCAGCAATATCTTCGCTTTGTTTATATAATGTACTCAGCTTGTTATTATGCTTGAAGAAGTATTGTCCTGGAATTTTTCTACGATGTGTAATATCTCTATTTGCATCTGACCTAACATTTTGAAAATAATCTTCAGTGAACAAATAATTCTCAAATTGATATTCAGCTCTGCCGTTGACATCTTTATAAGATAGTGAATGATTTAATTCCTTATCAACATGTCCCGAGCCTAATTTGTAATTGAATACTCTGCTGCCGTTGAATACTACACCGTCAAGTGTTTCAAGTGCTACACCGTCTGCTGTGTAAAGTCTAAACAGTGGCATTTGATTATTGTCAATGCGTTGTTGTCCTATTTTCCATTTTGCACCATCAAACCAAACATCACTGTTTGTCCATAATCTATCTTGTGTATCTGGCGATGCATTTCTAACATACATAACATGATTGATTTGGAGATCAGTAACTGATGTTAATTGTTTGTGTGTACCATTTAATGTAATTTTCCATACTTTATTTTGGTGCTCGCTTTCTGTAAATATTATACGAGTTTTATCAGTTGGATTAATTTCTACTTTATCTGGTGTAGCAAATCTAAGTACACCATTGACAGTTTCTAATGCATAGTCGCCAGTTGGCTTAACCATAAAGTCAGCTACGCCTAACCATTGATTATTACCTAGTTCCGGTGAGTAACTTGCCCAATCCCATAGATTCAGCTTGCCGTCAAATTCTATAATAGGACGCTTTGCAATGTTCTTAGATTCTATTAAAGTTTTAAGATCAATACCGTCATGTACTAGTTCGTTAACTTTCTTTAATGTGCTAATGTCTGTCCATTTGTTGTTTCTGCTCCAAGCAGTTCTAAATGGACTGTCTGTTGTTGAAACTATATAATCTTTTGCTGAAACTATAGCTGTAGATTTATCCCAAGTTAATTCATCGAAACCTATAAGTTGATCCTTATACTTTTCCCATACCTTTTCTGATACGCCTGTTGCTATATATTGTTTTATTGCATTGTTTTCTTGCATTGCGTCAATGAATACATTAACTGAAACATCACCAGTTGTACTATTTCTACTAGTGTAATATACTTTATAATATTCAAGCGGATCGAGTGCAGGATTCTCATTAGCGGTAACCCATTCAGGACCAAATACAATTAACTTATCTTCCATAAATTGTGTTGGGTTTGATTCTGCATTATTAAATACGAACCCATCAAATATAGGTAATCTATTGGCATCTTCATTGTATGCAGTCATCATTGTTCCAAAGTGTGTAAGATTATTATTCCACATAGAACTATTTGTATTTGGGGAAACTATTGTTACCGTGCTTTCGTCCCAGATGCCACCTACTGTTATTGTAGTTTTTGTTGTCATTGGATATATTTGTGTACCATAGGCCCAATTGTACCAAGGTACTAATTTTATTCCGTTGCCTGTGCCTGTTACAAGATATGTACCTATCTTTGAACTAGGGTCCCATCCATCGCCAACAAATCTAATAAGCATTTGGTCTGCTAATGCAAATGTATTATTATTGTCTTCCACAATATATCTTAATTGATTAGCTGAAAGTTCTACTGGATTAATAGATGTTGTATAACCTTCATTGTTTCCATTTTTGCTATATATTGCATTAGTAGTTTTACTAGGTTGCCATTTATTAATAGAGATAGAATATCTGTATGTTCTTACTGTGCCACCAGTGTCTAACGCAAAGTAATCACCATCCGACGGTCCACCGGGTAAGTCTGAGCCAGTTGGTATACTTGGATTTGCTGCATCTACAGTTGCCGCATTAAGTGTTCGCACACTTTCGTATGTAGGCATTTGGTCAACCCATGCATAGTTTGTATAATTTATAAACTTGTTTACATTAATTGGTGGACGATAACTGTATTTTTTATTAGCATTGGCAGAACTATAATTGTATTCTGAGAAATTAATATTAACAGAGTTTGCAATGTCATCTGGTGTAATTGCATCTACTAGATTTTTATTCTCATCTTTAACTGTAACTGTAGGTGATAATTTTTGTTCGCTTGTGTAAGTGTCTCCGACATTTCTATTCTTGCCCGAAGTATCTCCAATATAGCCTTCAACGTTTTTGAGGCTACCTTTTGAAATCATCTGGTCTAACGTACTGTCTAACCATTTTTTATTTACATCAGTATTAAAAACCTGAGGTAATAAATTAGATGCTTTTGTGATTGGAGTGTTATAACTTCCTGCTTTTTTCTTAGCCATTAAATCTTATCCTAATTTGTTTTAGTAACAACGTTACTAACGATATCAATATCATCTATGCTCACATCTGGTATAAACATCTCATCGATGTTTGGTGTGATTTCAAATAGTTCACCAAATACACTTGATGACCCATGAGGTACAATAGTAAAGCTACTCACTTGCATTGATAATTCTTTGTGTACATATGCAGCAAGTTCTGTAAAGTAAAATGTTTCGCCGAAGCTCCAGTTTTCAACTGCGAAGAAATCTGAGATTGCTTTAACAACATTTGCTCTAACTTCACTGTCAACTACGTTGCTTCCTTTTGTTTTTACTACATCAAACGTTGCACGTAATGATGAATGTGCTGCTGGACCAAATAGTGTTTTATATTTAACTGGTTTATAAATTACTGTATCACTAATTGTTTTTTGTCTTTCAACATCCACAAAGCTAGATGCCAAAGCATCGCTTGTAGGTGGAAGAGGTTGTTCGCCTTCGTTTGTTAATAGCCAAGTTCTATATGCAGTGTCATATGTTCTGTTAAGAACATATACATCAATTATATTTGTATAGCTTGGGTCTACAATTTCTCTATCTGCAGCAATGTGTTTCCAAACAAAGTTTAGATTTTTAAGTCCAGTGTATGTTACACTGTCTTCTGTAATAATTGGGTTTGGTGCAGGAGATAAATTTAAAGGATTGGTAAGCTCACTGAACACCAGTGGGTTGTCTGGTCGATTATCATAGTTATCATCTACTAACGACAAGTAAACATGCGAAGCATCAATAACACCATTATCATCTTGTGCTATTCCGCTTACATGCATTATTCCAGTTGTTGTGCTAATTTCAGCATTTACAATATTATTAATAGTAAATTCAACTGTATCTTTTGCTTTCTTTTTAGTAAGCGAATCAAGTCCAGCATTTAAACTAACATTAGTAAATGCAACACTATCGCTTTTTAATACGTATCTAGTAGTTCTAGTATAAATTTCATACCTACCGGATTCAAATTTAAAATAAATTAACCAGCTGCTATCTGTGTTATCAAAAACAACATTACTAAAATCAGCATCATATGCCTCTGGTGTGTTATCTAATTCCCAACTTTGATTTTTATAATCAAATCTAAGAGAGAATGAAACTTTTGCATCAAGATATGTTTTAATAATATTTGATTCTCTTGTTTTAAATAATCGTTGAAATGATGGTACAATAATATCGATGATACTATTATTTGGAACTACAGAATCTAATGTAATGGCTCCTAGTCCATCTGACTTTAGTCCGCTGGATTCACCTAGCTGTGCCCTGTCAATGCCTAGTCCACTTGCAAATATGTTTAATACTTTAGACCATACAGTTTCTCCGGTTGGAGTAATAAACTTAACCATTGCGCCTACTTTAAGTTGATTCAAGTAATTTGTTTGTGATTTACCTACACGTTGTACGTCAACTCCATTTTTAATAATAAAGTATCCTGTGTTAGCATTATAAATATTACCACCTGGTACTGTCCAAACAAATCCGCCTATGCCAAAATTTGCATCTCCATATGTAGTATTTGCTACATATGAATACTCAGTTTTGAGCGTATCAAACGCATTTGTAAATTTTGTATAATATAAATTAATAAGATCAAAATCACCTAATTGATTTTTAACATACTTTTCAAATATGTAATCTTTATTTTGTCCAACTACTGTGGTTTTACTTTTAACAATGTTGTCTTCGTAAAGTCTGCCATCAGCTCCATTTATCAATAGGTTACTGTATTCACCAGTAGGATCACTAAAGTCAATGTATCTACTGTGTCCACTAAATGTTCTGTTGAGGCTTTTAACTTTTACTACGTTATTAGATTGATATGAGAATAATGTATTATAATCGTCTGCTGTAACTAATCTGTTTTGACTTGCATATGCCAGTGGAGCATTTTGTTTAATGTTATCCAATGTTTCAGCTGCAGAAGCTGTTGTAATGCTTGTCTTTAATTGTAATGTAAGCTGTGCAGTATATTCGTTACCGTCGAGTCCTTGATATTTAATTGAAACTTTTTTGTTTGATAAATCATCTGGACGCACTACATATGTTTCATCTTTACTTACACGATACCATACACGTATAATACCTTTTGGTAAATTACCAAACGACTTGTCGGCAAAGTTAATTGATATTTGATTATCTTTGCGTGTCTTTACTGAATAGATATCTCTGGTAGATGACATAACACCGTTGTATGATGTGTTACTGTATGCTGCCGCATTTTTTACATTAGTCCATTGTTTAATAACTGTACCATCTGTGTTAACAGTTTGTACCCATACATCACTGTTATTAACGTTATCAACATTAATATCTATTGTTTGGTTATCTACTGGATCTGTAATGTTAATATCTTTAAATTCTAATGTTCCTTCTTTGACTGCTAAGAAGAATCCTGTGTCTTTGTTTGTTAAACCAAGTCCACTGTTTTTATAGTAAACACCAAACGCACTAGTTGGGCTTGGACTTTTTTCGTATACAAGATTGTTGTCATAGTCTACACTTATAATATTGTATGTGGCTGTTGTTCCATTTGCCAGGCCAGTTACATTAAATTTAATTTGTCCTGGTGTATTGTTTAATTCATAAAACTGTTGTGTGATATTGCCAACTGATGTTTGTTTCTTTGGGCTACCAAACTGGTTACCATATTGTAGTATGCTGTTCATTACTGCAATAAAATCATCTAAGTTGTTTACATTGCTTGTTGATTCAAATTTAATATCTTGTCCACCCAAACTTGTTCCTGCACTACCTATTACAGTCTCGTTTGTTTTTGCACTAATTACTTTCATCTCACCAAACGCTGGCACGTTACGTCTTGGTGTATAGCCAATAAATTCTGCAAGTTTATAAACACTGTCCTGTCTTTCGGCTGTACTTAAAAAGTTATTGCGCGAGTTAAGGTCAACTCTAAATGCTAAGTTGTGTCCCATTTGTGCTACTACGTCAAGTAGTGCAACAAATTCTGAACTTTCGATCCAGTCATTGTAGTTTTCTGGATATGTGTTTCTTACATACTCGACCATCGCTGTACGAATAGTATCATAATCATATGCTTGTAAATTAGCATTGATATATGAATCGTATACTGCTTTATAATCTTCTGATGCAAAAAGTTTTGATTGTCTAATATTTTGTGCCATAATTAAAACTCTTCTTTTTCGTTAAATTCTCTGTCAAATTTAATCTGCAAATCTGTTGCAGTCGTAGTTGGTACATATATTAACTTGACCGCTACTGTTATTGAATGTCCGTCATTGTCTGTTGTAACTACAACATTACCACTTGTTGCGTTCCAACTAGCAACGTTTCTACCTGTGTCGTCGAGTAATACAACATCTCCGTCTGCTAACTCAAATCTAGGATCGTATGTTACAATCTCATAAACTTCATCTTTAATTAACTGAACTGTGCTATCACCCAATGGTTGAAAGACATAATACGGTAAGTTACTGCCAAAGTCAGGTTGTGTCCACTTCTCACCTTTACGGATATGAAAGTGATTTATCAAATCACGTTTAGCTAGTTCCAGATCATTTAATCTTAAACTTGCATTCTTTTGATTTACGGTTGTGTAGCCTACTATATTACTCATACAAGTATTTATCAATTAAATTATAGTAGTATTTAATTTTTATTAAAGTGTGATAGTATCAGCAACATGTAGTCGTTCTTCTGGCCACTTTAGGTAATTTTTCCAATTTGCATCTGGAATTTGAAGATCATGAAAGGTTGTTGAATGATTTATTTGAAACCATGTAGGACGCACAGGTTGCCTAATTGGTTTTGGATATAACTTGTCGGCTTTCTTTACATTACAAGGACCGCATGCAGTAACACTATTTTCCCATGTTAGCTTCCCACCTTTTGATTTTGGAACTACATGATCTATTGTAAGCTCGTTGTAGTAAAATAGATTACCACAGTATTGACAACAGTATCCATCACGTAAGTATACATTTTTGCGAGAAAACTTTGCTTTGCTTGGAGGCTTGTGATAAGTGTTCATCATAACAACACTTGGTAGTGGTACTTCTATTGTGGGTGTATGCAAAAATCGACCTGCATAGTTTTCTAGTACATGTACTTTGTTACTCCACATGGCCTTGATTGCATTCTGCCAGCTGATTGTACTCAACGGAAGTAAACTTAAAGGTGTTGCATCAGCGTTTAAAAGTAATACACTTGCATGCATTTTGTCGTCCTTTACTTATTAAGTTGAGATGATAATATCCGTTGTCGTGATTCTGCCATGTGGGGCAAGAACCTATTTGTTAATTCGTAGTATACATACTCTGCTTGAGCTCTGCTTTTATCATCAAGTAATCTTGATGGATACTTGCTTGCTATGTCTTGTATTCCTTGTCGTCTGATCAGCGGTATATTTTTTCGAATTCCATAATCAGCAAGCATAATAACTTTTGCTTCAAGTTGTCTCATAGTCCTATTGGGCCCACTATTAACCATTGCAGTTGCTACATAATTCCATTGTCTATTTTTTACATAATCATATAGATTAAATTTTCTTGTTTCAGAACCCACTGTTGTCCAGTCACCAGTTAGATAATACAAACTTAACATACCATCATATTGGCTTTGGCTTAGGGAGTCTAACACAAATATTTCTTTGAATCTTCTTTCAGCATCTTTAAATACTTCAATCCATATACTGTACGATTCTTCTTCGGTGAGTCCATTTCCATCAACGCCGTTAGTTAAATTGTATCCAATTTTTCTAACTCCATCTGTATCTAAATATGAGTATCCACGCCATGTTATTTTACGCAACAGTAAATTAATTATAGCCGGACTTGCTTCTAAATTTTTAATAGGCACAAGTGTTGTCGCCAGTTCTTTGTCAGTAGCCTTAAATAAATCAAAAGGTAACAAATCTGTTTCTTCTATGGTTGTTGGTAAAGTTAAATTCTTCATGATACTGAATTTCCTTTTGGATACTGATATCCTTCTTGGATTGTCGATGCACCTTTCCACGGATGATGTTCTGGAACTCTACTGTTAATGGTTTCCGTTACGCTAGTGTTTACCATATGACTTTGTGGTGTAGGCTTTTCTGCTTCTGCTGGGTTTTTAGGATGATTTATATCAACACGTGTGCCTTTGATATACGTATTGCTTTTTGACCACATGTTTACTTGCTGATCAGCAGTGCTGTTAATATTGATATGACTATGAATATCAATTGAACCGACAGTGCTTTGTATTTTAATACCTTCAGTTCCTGTGCTTCTGATGTTAACTCCTTGCTCTGCTTCCATATTAATACTTCCCTTGGCATGTACATTGTAATCTCCATCTGTTCCTATGTTTACGCCACCTTGGCTGTATATGTCTACTTGACCTTCAGCATCTAATTCTATCCAACCGGTTCCACCTTTGTTGACTATAAATATGAAACCGTTAGTGTCATCAAGTAATACAGTGTGGCCACCTCTTGTTTTTAGTCTAATATTATTACTAGTTCCATCTTCTGCGCCATCGTCTAGGCTAATAGTATGTCCTGCTTTTGTAGTAACACCAAATACATTACTAGGGCTTTCTCGTCTTGCACTACTCATGCTGTGTCCACGCACAAGATCAGCTGCAAGTCCTGAGTCGTTTAGGTGAGCCACTGATTCAGGGTTTGCAGGTCTAGTATCATTATCTATTTCATCAAGATCATTTTTTTCACTACTTCCGGAAAGTATTTGTTTATCTTCTGATCCATCATATGCATTACTACTTGCTTGACCTCCCATGGTAGCATTACGATCTAGCGGTGGTAGATATCCCACAAAAAATCCTTGTTCCATTGATCCAACAAATGCTACTAATATATTTGATCCAACTGCTGGCGGTTGAGGCCACATGCCGTACGTTTTTGGCGCACCTTCGTATGATGTAACATCTTCTGATGATTCTGTAATTTCCGTATTGCCGCCAAACGGTGTTGTTAATAAAATAATACGTTCAAAGTTTGTTCCTAGTTCTGGTATGATTACAGTTACCTTACCATTATGTTTTACATCTTTGTCATTAACTACTTCAGCTACATATACTCCCGCAATATTATTAATATTATAACCTTGATGCGGATTTGCTCTACCTGGAGTTTCAACATTTGTTGATTTTATACCTATTCCACTATATCCTGCCATTATTCACCTACCTCTAAATTTATTAATGTATCAGCTAATAGAATGGGATTGCTGTTCGGGTCTCGATAACAACTAACTGATTGTGTAAATTTGCCTTGCGAAAACTTACTATGAATGTATGTAACTTTATAAATGCCTGTTGTTACTAAGTCGATTGGTCCTCGTCGTTGTCTTTCAAGCAAATCAATTGGTTCTGGCACAAAGCTAACAAATGCTATATAGACTGAACCTGTTTGTGTGTTAAAGAAATTTTTATTATTAGTACCCATGAATATTGGATCACCTTTGGTTTCTATTGTCATAGTTTGATTATCCAATAATCTGCCAGCTTGTGATTGTAGTGCTCCAGCAGCAATTTTAGAACCCGGACTAATTTCATTAACCATTTGGCCTTCTGCGCTAACCATCTTAATATCAAATACTGAATTTTGATTAACATTAAATTTATCTAATTGTAAGTCACTTAGGTATTTCACCGGAGACGAAACGACAAACTGCTCGTCACGGTGTGGATTAGCTATCCATTCTTCAACTGGCTTATTAGTTCTTATATTTGATTCAAATTGAAATTTCTCGTCTGCATAATATATACCAACACCAGGAGACATTGCATTAAAAAACCCGTTCTGAATTTTTATATCTACTGCTTCTACTTCTGTATTTTCGCCTGTGTATTGATATGAATATTTTTTTATAAGACTTGGCAATATCTGTGATTCAAAACGTTCTTCTTGTACTGATTTTACATTTCTAAGTGCTAAAATACTAGCTTCGTCTGGTGGCGGAGTAGTGTCTGTTTTTCTTACTTTTATTACTACTTTAATTTTTCTTATTTCTTGGTTAAAATGGCCATGCATCTCACCAGATAGTTTTGTTATTTGTTCTACTTCAATTGCATAAGTTACTCCACCTTTAGCTGCTTCTAAATTATAATCTGCAAATGTCGGTATATTTGTAGCAAGGGTGTCGGCTATCCACGAAGTTAACTGTGTTTCTCTATTCAGTGTTGTTTGTCTTATACCTAATGTTTCGACACTTTCTGCTAATCCACCTTGATTAACAGCATCTGCTGTTCCTGCCCATTCTGCAGATCGTAAATCAAATCCAGGAATAGCACGTGTTTCAATAGCTCGTATAGTTGCTGATGGATCAAAATCTACATCCCATTCAATTAGTGGCTTTACTCCGCCAGCTCCTGGGTGACCTAAATTTTCAACCATGTTTTGGGCACTTTTGTTTAGTGCAATCTTTAACTGATCAGCAAATGTTTTTGCTGTTGTGATGTTTTCTACAGTTATACTTTCTCGTACTGCTGAATCCTCTTGAGCAAGTTTTTCAAGTGGTGCGCCTATTATGAAATATGATGCACCTGCTGGACCAAGTGAGCCATTTATTTCTGAAATCTTCATTGAGTATAAAAATGGATCAGGGTATTTAACAGTAGCGCCAGTTACTGGGTCTCTGCCTATAAAATCTAATTTTAAAACATATAATTGTGCTGCAAAGTTTGTACCTGTTACGTTTTCTTTTTTCATCATTCTACCAGCTGCTAATATTCTATCCATAAATGAAAATCCTAAATTTTCGTTTAAATCAAATTGGATTTCATTTGCAGTTGCATGGCCATTGTTGACACTTGCTGCGGCGGCACTTATGTTAACGTTCTGTATGTTAAATGCGCCTTCTACTCCGTCTTCGGCAATAATAATTGCTTTGCCGGCATTGAGTGCTGGTTCGTCAGTGGGCGAAAGATACGCAAATGGGTTATTCCACACATCTGAATCTGTGATATAAAATGTAAATTTGTATGTGGCTGATGATACAGTGTTAAGCCAATTGTCTTTTAACATTACGTAAACCTTGTTGGTACTTTAATACTTAGTCCTGCTGTAAAGTCCATGATAGGATCATTTAGTTCGTCTTGGTTGATTAATGCAAACGCCCACCATAGTTTTGGATTACCATATAGTTCATTTGCTAACATATCTGGACGTTGGTGATATCTTGGTTGTATAGTGTATGGAGTTGTTGCTATGCCTTTGATATCAGCTACACTTGGTTCCCATATATCTAAATATTTATTATTCTCTATAGTTGTAGATTTATATAAACTATCTCTTCTATATTCAGTGGCCATTACATGAATCCTCCCATTAATCCACCATTTGCAAAACGTTGAATATCAAATTGTTTTCTAACTCTATTTGGTGATAGTTGTACTGATAGTTCTAACGACATTACTAGCATAGTTGGTAGTACACCAAAGTCGCCTTCGACATAGTTTACATCTTCTTGCATTGTGTAGTTGAAGCTTCTAATAACAACTGGAACGTTTTGTGCATGCATAGTATTTTTACCATATGCTGCAAGCACTAGTATAGGAGGAGGTGTGCCTGCTGTTCCTCTTTGTTTTGCTGCTTCTCCAAAGTCTGGCTTGGTACATGATTTAAAAAATTGTATAGAGGCGGCTGTGTATGCTGCTTCGGTTAAATCATTTGAAACAAAGTTTGCTGTAATACTTATAGTTGGACTTGGTGTATTAATATAATAATTTGGTTGATATGCAGTGTGTGTAGCATCGTATGTTCCATAAGAAGCTTGGTGTCCCATTTGTATTGTCGGAGTAAGTGGAAATGTAACTCCACCCATAAAGTCAGCAAGCATTGGATCTCGCAAGGGAGCTAACACTCCTGTTAACGGAAACGGATTTTCTTTTTGTGCTTTTAATGATACTCTGTTCCCTCGTATTCCTGCTTGATCAAACAACGATGAATTGTGAAAACCTGCTATCATACTCATGTCAGTCTCTCCTCAATGAATCTAAATATCTTTTCATCAAACTTTCCAAAGAACTTAGTAAACATTTTTTGTTTTTCTTCAGTTGATACATTACTTGCCATTGTTGCTCGGAAGTCACTTGCACTCATACCGCCTTGCATAAGAGGTGCTTCGTAAAAATATATCATTTCGCTTTGTGGTTTTATTTGTGAGATATCATCTGGCAATTTTTGTACATTTGCTGATCCACCCAAGCGTCCTGCATCTTTGGCACCAAACACCAACACAATACCTGTTGTATTGTTGTCTCTGCCTACTGTAGATGGTTCACTTCTGTATGGATTGCTGTTTACAATCTTGTCTGCTGGTATGCCAAACATCGTAGACATGATGCTTTTCTTTTCATCAAATGTAAATGGATCATCACTGTAGTTGCCTGCAGCGTGTGCCTTTGTAGCTTTTTGACTAAATGTAGTAGCGATAAATACGTTATCCGCACCAAACTTACCCACTAGATGTTTATATACATCTCGGTGTCCTTGGTGCATAGGCTGAAAGCGACCACCATAAAACACTGCAATGCTACCTACATCTTCTCTAATTTGTATAATTTCATTAATAATCATGTCTGTTCTCCACAAGTATTTATGACTTATAAAAATCGGTTGACTTTTACACGCATTCAGTTATAATAGTTTAAACAGAGGAATAAATTATGGCAAGAGCACCAAGACAATTTTACTTAACAAACAAAGAGTTGTTAAAAGAGATACATAAATCCAAGATGTCCTATTGTTATGTTAAGGATGATCAATATGCAGAATATGACTTAATCGTTGAATCGTTTGATGACATTACACCAGAAGCAGTTGAAGAAGCAAGGCAATCACGTGCAACACGTTTACAAAAGAATGCACACGTTGCCGAAGTTGCTAGATGGGAAAAAGGCTTAACTGGTAAGAAAACAAAGCCACGTGTTGCAGACTTCCTTGTAGAAGTTGATACAATCAAAGACACTGACATTGTTATTCGTGTAATGACATTTGATCATATACCATTAGAGAACCGCAAGAACAAACCCAAAACAGAAGCAGACTTACATTCAAAATGTAACTTCCCTCCGTTTAAGCATTATGCTTATATTGACGACAAGCTAACAGAAGTTACTCGCAGTCATTGGGAAGGTGGAATTGATAATGGATACTTTAGTGTAACGCATGGTAAAACATCAAATACACTAGGCGGAATGTATATTAAGTTATGCGAACGTTACAGTATGCGAGGCAACTGGCGTGGATACACATATGTAGATGAGATGCGTGGACAAGCATTAGTTCAACTTAGTCAAATTGGATTACAGTTTAACGAGTTTAAATCACAGAATCCATTTGCATATTATACGGCCGCTATCAACAACAGCTTCACAAGAGTT